TCAAGAGAATCCACGCGAGCTTTCATTGCGGACAGTTCGGTTAGCTTCTGACTTAGAGGGTAGGCTGCTACTTCCTCCACCAAATAATCAGCGCCATCCACGCGCAATGTTTTTGTTTTTAAATCGGACATAGCGGAGCTACCCTCATTTTTAATTTTTGGAATAACGACAACGCTGTTCGGAGTAGAGGTGTTGACTTGGATTGAGTCGAACCGCTCTAAACCAACAACTGAGTCCTCATCGGCATCGGCGCTGTCGAGGTGCATCCTCACAGCGCTCCCCCCGCGTGGGTTATCGGTTGCGGCGCAATGATCTGGCCGAATCTTGGTTTGAACGCGATCAAAATCGCCCCGATAAGTGATCTGGTCGATCGCGTCGAACCATTCACCATTCGGGGCTTCAACTATTTCGCATTCGTATCCAAGACTTAAGCCATTCTTCTTGCCATCCTTTACGGACTGGGCAAACTGGGGATTAGAGATTCGGGCAATATTCTGTACAACCCCCTCGGCATCGTTGTACTCACCCGCCCTTGTTAATTCGCCAACAGCGCTATCTCGTTTTCCTCGCAAAAGCGAAGTTGGATGCTCGATGGTCATCGGCAAGTCTTTCAGTGACTCAAGAAATTCGCGATCGCGGTTTGCCGAAGCTGGTCGCAATTCACGAACTCGTTTGCCGTCATTCCGAAAGTACGTCAGTATGCCGTCACGACAAACTGTGCTGTACGCATACAGCCCATCCGCCCGTTGCTCGATGTGTGTCGAGTGATTTACATCATCAAAACGAAATGCCATTGGCTAAGTCAAGTTAGGTCAATGGCATTACTTTCTCTTTCTGTCAAGAGGTATATTCGGTTTTGTGGAAATTAGCGATTATCCTGCCTCGGTTTGAGCGTTAAGACCGTCAAGTTCTCGTCTAGCCAGCATCGCATCCAACTTGTCCGCAGCGATCGCCAAGTCACCATACGCACAACGCCAACTAGATCCCGCTTGGTAGAGTACGTGTTTATCCGCCTTCTCCCTGATCTGCCGAAGGATTCGCCTGTCGAACAGGGTCTCGGTATTTAGCCTTTCGATGATTTGATCTTCGGGGATGTCAGTGGTTTGAGTATTGAAATTATTCTCCGCAAGACGGGCCTCCATGACGGCGATAAAGAGGTTGCACAGCGCGATCTCAGCAGTCTCTCCACAGCCCGTAAGCCTTGTATTCTTTTCTGTGTAAAGAATATTCTTGTCTAGGACTTCTATGTTATCCCCGTGGGTCTCCCTCTCGTATATAAGACCGTTAGTCGTGAACAGGCGGGAGATCTCATTGAAGCTGGTCTCGTAATGAGGCACTTTTACATTAGAAGATCCTAATGGTGGGGTTCCCCATAATTCATGGTTAACATTACCGATAAAGAAGTCTGTCCACCCAGCCAGTGTCGCAACTTTTCGGCGAAGAGTAAGGGCTTTTACAAGGCGATCGCGTTCGTCAGCCTGTTTGAAATCAGGATACTGGGAAGCTAACGCTACTGCCTCTTCAGCAATCTTTCTGCCGAGAAGATCGCGCTCCATAGCCCTGTCTTTTTGTAAAGATCTCTCCTTCATTACCATAAGAAACAGGTAGCAGGCAGCGATCGCCCTAGTGGGACCTCTGCCGCTTACATCAATATCATCACTTGTGTGTCTCGCACCGTACTTGTATCCGTCTTTGTCGTCCACGAAGCCACTGAGTACGAAGCTTATATTGTGTCGATCGCAAGCTTCAGCGATCGCATCGAGAGAGATCTCGTACTGTGGAACTTTACACCTTATACACCCCAGCCTCGCCAACTCCTTTTGCCCCTCAATCGTTCTAGGGTCTACGCCATATAAATCACCACCTTCGCCTCCAGCGATCGCCACCATAGTCCAGCCATCAAGCTTGGCTACTTTCTCTCGCAAAGCGAAATCTACTTTCTTCTCAGTCATACAATTTCTTCCAAATTTCTTGAATACTACCACAAAACCGCCACAAGTCTGCGTTTCAGTGCGAAAATCTGGTTAGAGTTACCAGTTAAATATGGCAGTAAAAAATAAGGTCAAGCTTGGCGCTTTCATCGGGCGAAGGCTAGAACAAGAGCGTACCGATGCCGACTATGGACAGCAGGAAGTCATTGATGAGATCCACAGGATTATGTCGTCTTCTGAAGCGATCGCTGCTTTAGAAGTCTGCGTTGCGGCAAATCTCACCAAGTTTCGAGAGTTTCGCGGCAAGCGACAGAAGGATTTGGCGGCAGACCTAAATAAGCTCAGGGATACCTTTCACGGAGTAGGGGTAGATACAGAGGTATCGGGTGATGTGAGCTGGATGTCTAAGGTTGAAAATGGCGATCGCATCATGCAAGCCGCCGAGCTGAGGTTGTTTAGCCTTGCTTTAGGTGTGCCGATGGAGGCATTTTTCCCCGACGATCTAAATGCTTTTGCTGAATGCCACGATCCTTTTGCGCCTTACCGATATCTGGGGCGAAGTGCCACGGGTATTCAAAGCTATCGACATGTTAGCGATCGCAACAAAATTGCTGTCGTTTATTGTTCTGAGGGGTTATCCCTGCCTGATGGCGTGGGGAAATATTTATGAGTTATTCGACACCAGAGTTCGTTGGTACTATTATCAGAGAAAGCTATGAAAGTGGCATTTTGCTAGTCACGGTCGTAGAGTTACCAGGTCTAGTCTTAGTGCTCCACTCCCATAGCGAAGAAGAAATCGTACTTCCACAGGCTATACGGGAATACCTTAATCTCGTAAAGCGAGAGAAAATTAAGCGATCGCGTCCAAAGGTCACAGCAGCCAAAGTCTCAATATAAATTCAGATCTGAATCCAGAAGAAATCATGTACGAACAGCTCCCGCTTGGAAACCTAGTTAAGGCTCCTATCGATCACATTGTTACTCACCCGAACAATCCTGCCCCACTGTCTGAAAAGTATAGTCGCATTATGGGTTTCCCTGTAAAAGTGGAGGATGCTCAGGTTGAGGTATTAATCGATTTGTTGCGATCGCAGGGCTATAACCAAAACAAGCCTTTATTGCTACGACCCGCAGGTGACTATTTACAGGCAGTAGAGGGCAACCATCGCTTTGTGGCGATGTGGATGCTGACGAGGGTATATAAGGATATCGATCAGAACTATATTCCTGCAATCGTGGACGAGGAGATGTCTGAGGAGGAGTCTCTGGTAAGGCTTTACACCTCAAACACCCAGAGAAAGATGGACGGGTGGAGGGTAGCTCGCCTAGCTCAGTATGCCTGCACGATAAAGGGTGTACCGCAGCAAGAGTATGCAAGGGATATCGGGTTCTTCTTAGAGGGCGGAAAACCTAATGGATCTCGAATCTCAAAGCTGATCACCTCCTGCGAGTTTATTGATTATGTGACCCAAAACTCGCCAGTGGAGGAATTGCGAGACGCAGAATCCTTAACAGAACCCAAGAAAGGACTGTTCGGCTCTGTCGATCGCGTAGCGGAGTTTATGTACTTCGACCAAGAAGATTGGCTATGGATTGCGGAGTTTTACTTTCGCCACCACATGCAGATACCTTCTACCAGACGACAGAGGCTGGCGAAAGCGGTTAAGGACGTAAAAGATTTGCTAAACAAGGCTAGCTCTTGTCCTGAACGTTGGAGTGAGTGGTTGAAGTGGGAATATATCCGTGAGGAGGTAGCCTCGCAATGTGCGGCAAGCGATGAGTCTCACCTAGCTAAGACCTTGCTACCCCAACTAATTGCCGAGGCAAACAAGGCTTACGACTCCGACGATCTGCCTTTTATCTATAAATATAATGAGGTTGCTGGCAATCGAGTCGAAGAAAAAAGTGCCAACCTCAAGGAAGAGTTCCGCGCCGAATTGATCAAGCAGATCCAGAACCGTAGCGCTAAGTTCTGGCGGCTTGTTGACGTTGCAGAAGCGGCGCGTGGAGTAGGCGATCGCTACAAATTTATTGCCGAGAAGTACGCCAACTTTAAGAAAATCGAGAATACGGTACATATCGAGCAAGAAATCTTGGCGATCTCTCCGCCAAAAGATAAAGCTGCGCCAGCTCAATCCACCTCCGCGAAGACAGCTAGAGTTGCCGAAACTACTCCGAAATTAGACATTGAAAAACGGATCTGGGTTGAGGAACAGTACCAGCCGAAGGGCATGGTTTCCTCGTTAAAGGAATATGTTTTTCACGGTTCACGTCAGTACCCGCTAATCCTTTCCCGCTTGGGCAACAGCGGGATGGACGAGTTTTTTCAGAACACCGATTTTATTTATCGATCGCTGACACTCGAAGGCTTGTTTGTATTAATATTGCCTCATTCGCATTCGCCTATAGTGATTGAGGAATTGCAGTACAGGGTTGGTCCATCCAGTCGCCTATATCTAAGGAGACTGGACGGAGCTTCGTACTCCGAGGATGAAAAGCCTCGGTTAGCAATTACCGCCTCTAATCGGACGCTTATCCATCAGGAATACGAGGAGTTGTTGCTGTTTACCACTCAAGAAGATACTCCTATGCCTGCGCGATCGCCTCTTCCTCGGATGGCGCTGGAACCAGTGCATGACATCTTGACCGCTTTCGGCGATCCTAATGAGCCGTTCTTAGATCCCTTTGCTTTTAGTGGCGAAGTCGTGGTTGCGGCAAAATCTCTGGGCTATCGGTGCGATTACCTCGTGCAGACTCCGACTCAGCTAGATTTGGTTTCTCGCTGGTGCGATCGGACCGAGTTTCCCGACGCGCTATTTAAGGCGTAAAATTTAGCTTAATCCTGTGGCGGATTTGTGGTAGTATTAACGCACGTCACAGGATTGTTTATGACTGAATATTATTTGTACGGCGATCGCGACGGTAATGCGCTTGATCGCCTGAAAGCTTCGGAGAAGGATTTCTCAGGACTTATTGGTTTACGCGATCGTATGGTACGGGACGAGAATCCTAATTTTCATCCTTTTCGACTTCGACATCCCGAAGAGGTGGCGCTTGATGCAATTCTAGCGAATGCCGAAAAACCTAGCCGTCGCGTAGGTACTCATCCAGAATAATCCCGATCTCTACTTCATCCTCCTTCGATACGCCCAAGAACTTCCGTTCTGGCAATCCTTCCAATCCAAGCTGGTGCTTCCGCATGTAATCGACATTCGTACCCACGACGACGCGATCTTTGGTTGCCGCATAGTTGATCGAAGCTCGACCTCGACCTGACGCTTGCAGGATTTTATCGATATAGCCTTTAGCCTTTTTGAGTCTGCGGGTGTATGTCGTATTAGCTTTCCAAGGCACACCGTCAGGGTCAACCTCTTTCTCGAAGCGCTGGTCTGTACTTAATAAAAGCTGTTGTCCGATCTCATTCATGACTGGAGTGAGGTCGGACGTTTTCTTGACCAACTTTCGTAGTTGCTCTTGGATGGCTTTGTCATCATAGGTGAGCGAGATTATTGGGCCAGCCATTTACTTCACCGTTATTTGTTTTTTAACCTGCGATCGCAAGCCTGGCGATAACCGCTTCAAACCCTGCTCCAATATCTGCGCCCTAGTTTTGGTGTCAGTACCACGCTTAAAGCTAGGATTGTCAATCAAAGTATTGGGATCTGGCGGGTTATCGAGGATTTCGATACCATTTCGCTCACAATAATCTTTGGATACTGAAAAGCAGGTACACTTACACGAAAATCCGAGGGGAAACGAGATGGATTTCCAAAAAGGATGATCTGCGGCGATCGCCTTGTTATGGAGTGCTTTGTGGTTCGGGCGCGGAGTTACCGAATCGCGGTGTTTCCAAAGAAAGTAAGGCCGCTTAGCCAGCATCTCAGGCGATCGCATCACTTTCTCCCTCCCCTGCCAATAAGACTTATTGATATTCGTATCAAATATCAACCTAATCTTCTGACCACTCGGCTGATATCCTGCGCGACCAATGCGACGGTTAAAGCTGCGGGTGAATTGCTCGAACGATGTACCCTCTTCAAGGGATCTATCAATTAGCCACTTGGTCGCCTCAAGTAAATCGGCTCGCATTAGCCCAGACACCATAAAGGCATGATCGTGGATGCGAGCATCTAATCCTTTGTAATCGGATAGGGGGAGGGATAGCCGATCGCGCAAAGCGGCGATCGCGTCAACAGGCTTCAGCTTGAGGTATTCAGGAATTGCCACTAGCTATTCCTCCGATACTTGTCTCGGATTTCGTTATAACCTTGAAGGTAGGATTCTGATGATGCGATCGCAACGTTATTTAGTTGACCATCAACATAATCTCGCCCTTCTTGCTGTTTTTTCTGTATTTGTTCTCGCTGATACGCGATCGCCTTTTCTAATTTTGATATCTGCTTTGCGGAGTCCAAGGCTCCAAAGCCAGTGATATCTATGCCCATATTGTTTAAAGCGGACTGGGATTTTTGCAAAGGTTTTTTGCCAGACTGAATCCGAGAAAGGGTCTCTTCTAAGGTTTTAGCGGTAGTCTCCATCTTGCTGATATTAACCTGCAAAGTTTTCAAATCAATACTTGCCACAGGAGTACTTGCAGTGCTGGCGGCAGTGTTTACTGACTTACTGCTAGGCGATCGTGGCTTCTTCTCACCCACAGGTTTGCTTGCCGTAGCCGAAGCAGGCACAGCTTTTGGAGCTACAGCAGCCCTAACCGCATCCGTTTCCGCGATCGCCTTTCTAACCGCTTCATATTGAGACACGATCGCTTCAGCGTGATTCATATCCTCGGCAGGATATGAACGGATGGTCGTGTATTGAGGGTTGATTTCAGAGGCTTTTTTGGCGGCGTAATATTGCAAGTGTCCATCAACAATCTCGTGGCTTAGAGGATCTTTTTGGATTGTAATAATCGGCTTAACCGTGTCTCCAACCTTCACGAATTCGTTGGCTAAGGATTCTATGGTTTTTGGATCGTAATTCCCCAAAGGCTTTGTAGGTGTCAGGCTGTCCAGATCTAAGCTTGACGTAATTGACGACTGCCCCCTAATTTTCGTCTGACTTAAAGAAGGTTCGATATCCGACGGATTGCGATAAAGAACATCTTGCTGGCGCAGCATCGCGTCGATAACACCTTTGTCCTTTGGTAGGGTATATGCGCGAACAGCATCTAGCTCGTTATTGGCTGACTTAGCCGCATGTACGATCAGGTCAGAAATTTCGCCCTTAGTTTTGTAATTTACGGGGTCTACCTGTGTTACGAGGGCAGGGATTGAGCCTTTGGCGTTATCAATACCGTTAGATATTTTTTCAATTTCCTCCCCGATGTATTTAGGGGGATTGGAAGTAACCGAGTCTAGGGATAAAGCCGAAGTAAGGGGTGGTATTACTGGAGTGCCTTTGTTGGTCGTTTTCTTGGTTGAGGTTACATCTTTTTCTATTGCGGCAGGCTTACTTTCTATTGGCTTGACTTGAACGTATTTCTTTCCTGTCAAAGATTCGTGAAGCCCTCTCAGCTCCTCGCCTTCGGGCGTGTCGTAGCCTAGCTTCTCGATCTCTTTGCCGATAGTTGTAGAAAGCTTAGCTTTCTGCTCTGGCGAAGCTTTTTCTTCAAAGACCTCTTGATCCGACATGGAGAATTTCTTCGTATTGCGGAGTTGTGCGGTCATATTTACATTCGCGATCGCGTCAATAGAGCTAGCCAGCCTCTTGCTTTCTTCCTCTTTTAACTCCTTCTTACTCTTTTGCGCGGATTGAGGATCTGCCTTGACTTCAGGTTTGGAGATCGCGGGTTTCTCAACCTCTTTCTGCTCCTGAACTACGGGAGGCTTTTTTTCGGGTTTAATCCTCCCCGATCGCACTGGTTCTTTCTCACGATCGCCTATAGCTTTACGCATCTCCTCAACAGCAGTATCAAGCTTAGAAAAAGCCTCCTTCTCCTCTGGGGTGGGGTCTTTTTTCTTACTTAAATTAGCCGCCTTGCGATCGCGAGCCTCAAGAAGTCGTCTAACTTCAGGAGCTTCAACCGTATTAACTTTCGATGAGGCTTTACGGAGGTTTACAGCTTCGTTTAGTAAAACCCCTTCGCTAACCTTGTCTAGATCTCGAATATATGTTTTGCCTTTTACCTGAATTTTCTGGATAGGATTCGAGGCGATCGCATTGTCAATCTCTTCATCAGAATAATCTTCAAAGGTCTTTTTGCCACGAATAGCATCTAATTCTTCAAAGCCGTTTCTTGTCGTGCTCTGTCCGCCATAAAGAGCTGAAAGTGACCCAGCTAAACGCTCTGGATTTTTTTCTCTTGCTGGAGGCTCGACGAGAGTTTCCGCTTTTACCGCAGAGGGAATTACTTCGGGTGGCTGTGCTTGCTCCCGTTTTCTTCTGGCTGCGTCGGGAGAACCTACTATCCCTGTTTCCGATTTTTGAACTGTAGGCTTTCCTGACTCTGTAGGAGGTACTGATTCTCCTTGAACCTCAATACTTTGAAGTGGGGGCTTTCTCTTTAAACCTAATCCTGCTGTACCTAGCGCGATCGCGCCCACGCTAGCCACGCCAACCGAGGTTGGATTGAATGTCGTTTTAGAAGGAGAGGGTTTTGGTCTTGACGGGTCTTGGTATGGATCACTTGAGCGTCCAGCATTCACCACTGCACCAGTTAAAGCCAACCCGCCAACAGTCAATCCTGCCGTGATCGCTGCTTTACCCAGTAGTCCCATTTCTGGCTTTGCGCTGGACTGTTCCTGCGATCGCGCCAATGCTCGCTCTAATTTAGATGGAGGCAATGCAGTCACGCCCCTCCCCTGTGGAGCTTTACGATAATAGAAACCACCTTTGACTCGCCTATCCTGAACGCAGTTAAACCCTGCTCTCGGAGTGCAGGCATCGCGACGCAGTTTTACTTCTAGGGCTGCGTCAATATACTCTTGAGGCATGACATCAAGAGTGATTTCGTCTAGGTATAGACCAGCGAGATAATTTTTATCGAGATCGGGCATAGCTTCGTTTGGTTTCTAAGTAAGCGGCTTGATATTCAAGGGGTTTGGTTGAGTCAACTCTTTTTCTACTTAGAGATTTTCTGTAACTTGGAGTTTCGCCCTGCCCGCCGCAGGCACACTCAGACTTCTTTAAACCTTTCTTTTTGCAATCAGAGCAACCACATTTACCGTCCATAGAGTCCACCTTATATTTGTTACTGCCATCAGGCGGCAGGCTTTTTGACCACAAATCCTTTCTTGCCCAGTAGTTTGCACTAAATATATCGTTAGCCGTTGAGCCACCCGACTTGTCTTTGATGCCAGCCGATCGCGCCAAGTAACTTTTCTTGGCTTCAGGACTGTAATTGTTTTTGTATCCAGTTGCTCCGTAATGCCGAAGGGCAATGCGATCGCCTTTCTTTATTAGTACAGCTCGTTTTTTGCCCTCTCGCCAAGACTTGATGGGCTTATTAAACCCAGGGAAGGTGTGCCCAGCATAAACAATGTCGTCACCTTCTTTCTTGAGACAGCGCTTACCCGCCGAGACATATCCTTCACCGCATTGAGCCATAGTTCCGATCTAAATACCTCGGCTAATGGTAGGAGATCGCTAATATAGACAGCCATCTCCCGCCATAAACGCGAATTGGTAGTTTGAGTTAATTCTTTCTTGTTGAGCCAGATGGCGGCGACCACTTTTAGTTTTCGGCAGGGCGACAGTTATACGATTGGGATCAGACTTGATGCCAATTACGATATCTCAGGCTTGCAAGAAATTAAGGTGTCCTTGTTTGGATCGACCTTCCCTCCTGACACCACCGTAGACCCCAGAGTATTCAAAATTGAAATCTCTTCTGACGAGTCTGCCGCCCTAAACTCTGCCTACTACCCACTAGAACTATTTCTTGATGATGCCAATTTTGGTGTTAAGAAATTTGTTTTGGCGATCGCTTATGCAACGCCATCAGCTACAGCTAGTAATGGCTCGATCAATACGGGCTACGACTTAATCCTCGATGTAAAAATCTCGGATGCGCCAATAGAAGTGGTGGCGACAGTTATTGCTCTTGCTAAAGGAGAGCAGGGTATTCAAGGGATTCAAGGACCTCCTGGTGTTGATGGCGGAATCTCCGACGGGGACAAGATTGATGTAGTTGTTTCAGGCGGTGGAGCTAACTGGGCAATTAAGGCTCTGTCGGTCACTTTGGCTAAGATTTCTACAGCGGCTTACGCCTCTATAAACACGATTAACACTCTGGTCTTTAGGGACTCAACAGGCAGTTTTGCAGCAACAAATATAAATTTATCTTCAGTCACAATCCCAAATATCGGGGTGATCACGGGGTCGCAGTTAACAACCTCTAGCACTACACCGAATCAGGTCGTTGACAGCTTTGACATCACTCTTTTTCGGACAGCGAAATACACAATCCAAATAGATGGAGGTGGTCTTTCTTACTCGACCGAGGCAATGGTCACTCATGACGGATCGGTAGTTTCGCGATCGTTTTACGGAGGGACTTCAGACGCACCATCAGAGGTTTCCAATACTCCGCTAGGGCATCTGGACTTCGACATCAATGGCAATAACTTGAGGCTCCTCGTATCACCTGTTTACGGTAGCTCCAAAATCAAAATCTTCCGCACAACCATAAGTATTTAGGAGGTAAACGTGGCTACAAAAGTACCATTCAGAGCTTCAGACGGTATTAATACAACCTTTATTAATAC